CACCGTCTTGAACAGCACGTCCATGATCTTCGCCGCGTCGCCCGGTCCCTTCTTGTCATAGGCATTCATGGCCGCGACCAGCACGTTACTCGCGGTCGCCGTGTCGCTCATGCCCGCGCTTGCGCCCTTGCTGGCGATCTCAAGCGCCTCAAGTGCCTGCTTCCCTTGCAGGCCGGAACTGTAGATGTCGTAGAGCCCTTCGGCGAGTACCGGCGCGGTGTCCAGCACCTTATTGTCCGACGCGATGCCCTTTACCGCTTTGGTGAGCTTATCGAACTCCTCGGTGTTGAGCTGCGCGATGGAGTTGACATTGCGCATTCCCTGGTCAAACTGCGCCGCTGCCTGATACGCCTTGCCGAGGCCGAGCGCGATTGCGCCGCCCGCCGCCGTCATGCCCGCGCCGACCTGCTGCCCGAGGCGCAACGTGTTGCCCCACTTGGCATTAAACGCATCCACCTGCTGCTGCCCGGCAGACAGGCGTTGCTCCAGCCCGTTCAGCGCCCCGCGCACATTGCCAAGGGCCCCGCTCGCCTTGTCCACCAGCGAGAGCAGAATGTCCAGCCGTACCTGTGGCATCGTCTCACCTTTCTGGACGCGCGGGGTGCTCGCTCACCCACTCGGCGAGGGCTTTGCCGTCGTGGTAGGCGATATGTTGCCGGATCGTATCAGGGTCCATCTGCGACAGTTCCACGGGATTGACGCCGAGCAGCCTGCAAAGCAATGGCCCCTCGATGCACTGAGGGGCCGTCCTTCCTTTGCCTGCTGCCTTCGTGTGGCGCGCTACTGCGGCTCCGTATCCCTCGGCCCATCCGTTTCGCTTTGGGGCGTGATACCAGTAGGCTGCTCGGCGGACTGCCCCATCTCGGCATCAGTCCCGTTCCGCTTCGCGAGATACGCGCCGGCCACGGTCACCTTGTCCACGGTCGGGATCGCGAGGGCGTTATCCCGGTTGCATGGAAGCGGATCCCCGTTTTCCCGGGTGACGCCAGACCAGTCAACGATACCGTCGTCGTAGATCGCGACCAGTTCGTCCAGTATCTCAACCGGCGGTGTGTCTGAGTTCCATTCGGTCAGGCCCAGGCGCGTGACCGCCTTGATCAAGGCCGTCAGCGCCTTATCCGGGTGCCGAAAGGTCCACGTCGCCCCGAGCGCCTCGAACTTCTCCACCAGAATCGGGCTGTATCCCATGTTATGCCACCTGAACGCGGTTGTAGGTCACGCCGTCCCCGGGGCGGAACTCGTGGCTGAAGCCCTCGAACTCCTCGCCAGTGACCGGCATGTTGAAGCTCTCGGGCACGAAGTCGTCCAGCGTGATCGTGATGTTCTCTGCGCTGGTCCCGTTCGCTAGTGCGAGGACGATGTCCACCGGGGTATGATCGTCTGCGAACAGGTTCTCCACGCCGTACTCATCCGCGGTGACGAACGACAGCGCCGGATCATTGCCCTGGACAATCGCCGCCGCCGCAAAGGTCTTCGCTCCAGCGGTCTTCCCATTGAGCGGGTTGCGCAGGCTCGCCCCGAGGTCGTTGCTAAGCTCGAAGCTCATCACGTTTTCGCTGACGCCGCTGATCGTGACCGTCGCGTCGTTGATGGTGTGGCCCTTGTAGGAGTTGTAGACCGGGATGTACGTCCCCGCGGCGTACCCGCTGCAGGCGGCGAACAGCATTTCCACCTGGTACTCGACCTCGCTGTCTTCGCCCTCCGGCAGGCTTACCGTGATGTTGCCGGGCTGTCCGCTGATGCAGACGAACTCGCGCCCGGTGGCGCCGTCGTCAACCTCGACCAGGAAGCCCGGGAAGCTCGCCACCTGAACACCGCTGGTGGTGGGGAAGAACTTCGCGAGGTCCGTCTTGTCCAGGCCTACGACTGTAGCGGTCAGGCGGATCTCGCTGGTGCCCTTGCGCACGTGCAGCTGGGCGCCCGCGCCCTTCTTGCGGATGTTGTGGGGATTGACGCTGAACTCTCCGCTCAACACCGCGCGGCAGAATGCGCTGGGGGTGCCCGTAGCGATCTTAGACAGGCCGGTCACGGTGCCATTGTAGAAGCTCATGCCTCATCACTCTCCGGTTCAGGCGCATCCTCCGCGCCGGGGTCTTCGTCAACGGTTTGCTCCTCGGCAGGCGGCGGCTTGCGCGGAATACCGGCCGGGCCGCACGGTGCCGGAACCTGTTTCAACTCGTCAATCATGCTCATCCGCTCCGTATCGTCACCCTCAGGTCGCAGGCGATTGCCCACGCCTGGATCGGTAGTCTGCGCAAGGACCTAACTTCGTCCGTGCTCCTCGTGCCGCCGTCAAGCCCGAGGTCCCATCCGCCGAACAGCACATTCACAATCTGCGCGCCATTCGCGTCCGAGCAGGTCAAGCTAACTTCTGTGCGCTCGCCGGCCGTGCTGATGACAGCCAGGCGCTTGTTCGGGTCATTGAACAGCGCCTTGCCTATGATCTTCGCGTACCGCAGGCGCGCCTTCGTCATGTTCCGCTCGACGGCGCCCGCATCCGTGTAGCACTGGGAGTACAGCCTGCAGTGGACCACGCGCACGCTTTCGACTGTCTCAAGGACCCCACTGGCGCCGGACTTGCCGGTGGCTTCACAACCGAGACCACGGACGATGATCGCCGGCAAGTCGTCCATGAACGCATCCTGCGTCACGTAGTCCGCGAGGTCCCCAAACGCCAGTGTCCGCAGGCGCTCATTGTGGGACGCCGTGAACCAGGTTGCGGGCAAACCGCCGTCGTGACTTGTCCCGTGACCTTTGAGCACGTTGATGACGGCCTGCACGATCTCCCCGGAGTGGACGAAGTCGGTAGCCATTAGCCTTCGACCGCCTCCAGGATCGCGCGCGCGTAGAAGTTGGTGCTGACGGTCAGGACCTTGTAGGAATGCCAGTCATCGTCGCCGTCGCGCTGCGCCTGGATCATCGTGCCCGGGCCGATGTCCTGCTCCGGCCTGAACCGCAATGACCACGTGTTGACCGCGACCTGCCCCAGCACCGCATACGCCTGCCCAGGGGTGAGCCGCCTCAGGCTGGCCCTCTGCTCCGGCATGAGGTCGTAGCGCGTTTCGCGCTCAAGGCTGTCCGTGCCCGCCTTCATGCGCACGGGCCGGAGGATGCGTACCGTTGCGTTTGACAGGAGCATCAGTTCATGCCCCCCATGTATTCCGCCGCGAGTTTCGCCGCGTGTTCGCCGAGCAGGACCACAAACTCCCGCTCCGTCGCGTCCGTCCAGGCACTGTCTTCGGTCCCGTACAGCCAGTGATGCTGCCCGCCTTTGGGGTGCTCGAAGTCCACCCGCTCGTGCTGGACCTCGGCATAGGCCGCCGCGAGGCCGCCGAACGTGATCTCGCTGCCGACGCTGTCGCCGATCATGCGGGTATTCGTCCTGGCAGACCGCTTCAGAGTGCCGAGGTCCACCGGAGCTTTCTCCTGCGCGTCCGCTTGCACGCTCAGTGCGAACCCGTCGATGTAGCGCCGCAGGTCAGCCTGCAGAAGCAGGGGCAGGCGCCCGATCTGGTCAAGCGCCTTGCGGACCTCGGTGTCGTCGGCGTCGATGTGCAGCATTACCGCACCACCGTTCGGCGTGTCCTCTGAATGAATGGCTGCACGAGGTCCCACGCCGCGGGGCTCATGTCGCGCGGAATGCGGGTGCCCCGATATGTCTCACTGTGCCCGTCCATGTAGAACGTCGCGACGCCCTGCTCCTGAAGCCGCTGACGGTCTACGAGGTCGGGGCTGTCCAGCCGCTCAAGCAGCCAAAACGCCTGCTCGCAGATGGCGTCGCGCAGGGCCTTCGGGATCACGAGAACCCCGGCGTCGGTCTTGTCCTGCGTGCGTGGGAAGTGGAGAACCTGCACGTCGGCATCGTAGGGGCCGCCGCTGAACAGCGGGCGTCGAGGGCTGTCCGGGTCCATCGGCGGCCCCCCGAGTTGTTCGATGCGCTGAGTGGCCATGATCAGTGCCTGCTCCCGGACGGCGGTGGCGTGCCGCTGCCATGTATCCTCGCGAAACGTGTTCGCAAAGTAGGCGGCGGCCTGCGCCTCGGTTACATAGCAGTTGTCCGTCGCGCCGCCGGGAGTACACGTGATCAGGCTCATGGGTTAGATGCCTCCGCCGTACCCAATGGCGTAGTCAACTTCTGCGACAAGGCCGGTGAACGTCCCGTTCGCGCCAGACCCGCCGATCTTCAGGGTCAGCACTTCGCCCGGGTCAAGCTGGTCGTAGCCGGCAGTCGTGCTCATGGTCAGCGCCCATGGTACGTAGGCGGCGATGTAGTCCGCGGCTGCCGCGTTGTTGCTGCGCTGGGCCACGACGGTGGTGCCGGCTGCAGCCGCCCCCTTGTTGTACGCGGTGGCCTGCATGTACGCGGAGCCGCTGGCGCCGCTCATCCCTGCGCGGTCAAGCAGTCGCACCGCCTGGACCTGGATGTAGTTGCTTCCTGCGGAAAGCAGCGGGTACTCCGTTGCAGCAGTATTGGCCGCCGCGCCGATAGGCACCACGACCTTCACGGGCTGGAAATCAAGCCCCATACGAACCATCTCCTTTCGCTTTGCGCGCTGCCTTCTGGGGCGCGCGCTGGATCAGCCGCCCGTCCTTGTACACATCCGCATTCGCGGGCATGGACGGCTCCCAACCGGGCCGCTCAGCGCAGATGTCTGCGACAGGCCGCCCGGTCGGGTAGTAGCGTTTCTCGTATGCCGGGGCCAGTTCGTGGCCATCCGGCAGGGGAATGTACAGGTAGGGCACGGTCAGCCCTCCTTAGTCGGCATCCTGCAGAAGCTGAAGGCCCATGGTGGAGTCGATCACGCCGATACCGTAGTCCATCGTCGCCACGTACTCGGTCCAGGAGGCCGAAGCGTCGCGCTCCGTCTCGATGTCGAGGTCCTTCTTCCAGACGCAGCCGATGGCGTAGGGCGACAGGAACGCGCCGAGGTAGTCAGCGTCGGCATTGACCTTGTCGATGTCCGCGTGAGTGAAGCAGCGAACGCCGAACGGACTGGCCTGGTAGTAGTCGTTCCAGATGCCCTTCGCAACGCTGTCGGAAGTGGCAGCATTCACGAGCGGCGAACTGGCTTCCGTCAGGAACTCATACCAGCCCCACGGGTGGAAGATCGCCGCATAGGGGCCGGGAGCCTTGACGGTGCGCAGTGCCGTGATGAAGCTCTGAAACTTCGCCGCGGTCAGAGGCGATCCGCTGGGATTGTAGCTCGTGCCGGCACCCAGCGAGCTGAACAGCGCGAAGACGTCGCTGTCGAACTTCTCCGCGGCTGCGGTGCCGATGGCCTTGCCAGCAAGCGCGATCAGATCCTGCTCGCTGGAGTATTCCGCCTCGTCTGTGATCGGCACGATGACCTTCTTGCGGGCCGCCGTGACGGTTACGGCGCTGGTGTCCAGTGCGGACGTGGTCACGTAGTCCTGGCCCTCGGTGCTGTCGCCGAACGCGATAGACCCGAGCTTCGGGAACGTGGCAGCCTTGCCCTGAACATTGCGCAGGTCCTTCCACTGCAGGAACTGCGTCGCGATGCCCTGCTTCGGGTAGAACAGGCTCGTGTCAGCCATCCACATACGGGCTTCGCCGATGATTGCCGCCACGAGTTCGGTTACGGTGGTGGTGGTAGTCGCACCCATTCGTCATGCCTTCCTTTCTGGCGCTACGGGCGCAGCGAGCCAATGCCTCTGCGTTCCCGTTCCTTGCGCCATGCTTCTGGTGTGTTGTTGTCCGGCGACCATTCCGCAGGAGGATCAGCCGGAACGCTGGAACGCGGCGCCGCGCCCACACTCTGCGGCTTGCCGGTCAGGCGAGCCACGAGCGGCGATGCGACGTCCTCTCCGTACTGAGCGACGATGTCCTCCGGCGTCATGGATGCCAGGCCGCGCAGCCACGCCGCGCGGTCGGTCTCGAACTGCTTGCGCACATTGCCGACGCTCTCTTTGATCGCGTCCTCGTCGGCGCCTGTCACCTGCAGCCTGTACGCGGGCGGCAGGTCCGCGGCTTCCGCGGCGATGATCTGCGAGCGCAGGGCGTCCGTGCGCGCGGCGGTCAGTTCGGCCTCAAGCTGCTGGGCCCTGGCTTCCGCTGCCTTCCGCGCCTCTTCGGCCTTCTGGGCTTCCGTCATCTCCGCTTCCTTGCGCTTCGTCTCGGCCTCCCGGAAACCGGCCAGTTCGGTTTCAAGCTCGCTGGCGCGCTTGTCGGCGGCGCGCTTTTCCCTGGCGATCCGGTCGGCCACGATCCTGTCGAGTTCATCCTGCGTGAATGTCTTCCCCGCGGCGGGTGGCGCAGTATCCTGCCCGTCCGCGCTTGCCCCGCCTCCCTGCGCACCGGAGGCGGCCTGTGCGTCCTGCGGCTCCTGCTGGGTGGTCGGTTCGTCTGCCATCGGTACTGCCTCCGTTTACCCCCGTCGGGTGATTACCTGGGGCGGTCCCCCAGAACTGCAAAAGCCCCGCCGATTGGCGAGGCTTCAATGAGCTTGCGTCAGCGGTCGGCTATTCTGTGTTCACGGCCGGCTCAATCCTTTGTGCCATGCCGTGCGCATTCTCACCATGCACCTTCCAAGTTTGCGGGCGACCTGCTCTTCCCGCTGATCCCACATCGCGCGGGCAAGGTCTGCCTGCCCTGGCGGAAGTGATTGCAAAACCGTGTTGAACACGACGCGCAGATCGGTCAGTGAAAGGTGGGCTAACTCGTGACACACCGTTTCGTGGATGTCGTCCGGCAGCCTTTCGGCGGCAAGCGTGATGCCCGTTTCGAGCCGACCAGCATTCACGTTGCACTCGGCATACCATGTGTCGTCGCCGTGGCCGAAATGCTCCTCGTCGCGCAACGCGAAACCAATTTTCCATTCGCGCAGGCTAAGAAGGTCCTGCCAGAATGTAACCCACCGCTGGACCAGTTCCCGCCGAACTCGCTTCATGCTATCCCGTTGCCTCCTTGATCCCGGCCACGGTTTCCGTCCTGCCGTTCAGTTGCGGCAGGTAGCGCGCGTGGTGCTGCTCCGTGAACACCTGCTGCCCGATGTGCCCACACTGCACCCAAGGTACCACGTGGACCGGGATACCGAGTTTCCGGCAGCGCATGAAGAAGGAGAAGTCCTCTCCGGTGCCCTGATACTGGTCGAATGGTTCCTCGCCGAGTTCGGCGCGCATCCGATCGAAGACGGTCCCCCGCACAAGCAGACACCCGGCCCCCGCGCAGTCCACCCGGAAGATCGTGTCATCCGGGAAGCCGGTGATGAACTCGCAGTGGTAGTCATCGTCTGCCCGGAACCTGTAAATCACAGGCAGATACGGTGGCTGCCTCTGGTAGTAAACGCCGGTCACCACGTCCAGGCCATACTGCTCAAACGGAATGAGTAGCCTCTTGAGGATGTCCGCCCCGAACGTGTGGTCAGCGTCAAGCTGGAACAGGAACTCGCCCTGCGCCTTGCGCGCCAGTTCGTTCCGCGCGAAGTACCGATACGTGCTGCCCGTGTCCAGGTACAGCAGGTCCTGGTCTGGCTGCAGCAAATGCCGCTCGTTGAACTGCGCGAACTTGAGCAGGTTCCAGGTAAACGCGGTGTGGCAGTGGCTCATGCCGCACGGGATGCCCACGGTTCCGATCACTCTGCGCCCTACGAGCACGGGGCCACCACTCCCACCTGTAGCCTGCCATTGTAGCGCCACTGTTCAAGCGTCAGGTCCGCGGGCGGCACCCACCCGAACAGCTCAATGATCTCCGTGACGGTCACCATCCTGTGATAGGTGTACGCCCCTGGCGCGTACTCCAAAGGCTCCGGGTTCGCCCCGTAGATGCCATCTCGCTCCTGCCGCTGCTCCTCGACGCTGCGCGGGTCGCAGGGGATCGTTGCCACCACGCGCTCACGCGCCACCCTGCGCGCCTCCGCGACGGCCTGCCGAGCGCCGTCCTTGTCCAGGTGCTCCAGGACCTCCCCGAGCACGACCGTATCGAAGCTCTTGTCGGGGAACGGCAATGCGCGCGCGTCAGCTACCCGGTCAATCAGGTTCGGGTAGCCACTCACGGGATCAACTTCGCAGACGTCCACATTGACCGCGCCGCGAAGCTCTTTGAGCCGCGCGCTGTCGCCGCCGGCGCCGACGTTCAGCACGAGACCTTCCGAGTGCTCGTACTGGAACGTCAGCCACGGATACTCGAATTGCACCTGTGACGGCCTGCGCGGAAGCAAATGGCTCACGCTGTCATTCGCCGCCACCGGGAAACTGAGCGTCGTCAAACCGGCCACACCACCTTCTGCGGGCTGACTGCGTCGTCGCCGCGCATCCATGCCTCATACTGGTCCACGATGTGCTCCCACCCGCACCGCGCCCGCGCTTCCGGCACCATCTCCTGCCGGATCGCTCTCTGCGCGTCGGGGTTGTTCACGAGCCCCGCGACCGCCTGCGCGAACTCCGCCTGCGTGAGACTGTCGCCCATGCAGGGCCCGCCAATGAACACCCCATGCCGCACGTTCTCGGCAATCGCCCACGTCGGGTACGTCACCGGGACCGCCCCGCAACACTGAGCCTCCATGCAGTTGATGCAGGATGTCTCCGCGAACTCGCTGGGGTGCGTCCACAGGCCTGCGCTCAGAAGCTCTTTGTACAGCGCCCTCTGTGGCTGCCGGCCATGCCAACGAACACCGCACGGCTCCAGCTTCTCAAACCACTTGAACGCCTGGTCACGCAAAGCAACCGCCCCGGCAATCCTCGGGTCGTCCGGGTTCTTGCGGATCATGTTGTCGATGTTGTCGAAGCCGTAGTAGACGTGAAGCTCCGCCGTCGGCGCGAACTCCCGAATGCGCCTCCAGAGTGGAAGCAGATACTGCACAAGGCCCCGGTCGGGCGAACTCGTCCAGACGCACTTCGCGGTGTCCCGGATGATCGGCTCGCTGGCTTCGACTTCCGCAAGCAGGTCCAGCCGAACCGCATTGCTGGACACGCAGACGCGCTGGCCGAACGGGTACTGGCGCAAGTAGTTCGCGTGGCTCTCGCAGAGTGCGATGACGCGGTCATACGCGCCTTCGTCCGCCCACCTGCCGGGGTAGTCCTGGTCCTGGCACTGCACCCACACCTGCCCGGTCAAGCCGCGCTTCGCGACCTCGGGGCACCTGCAAAGAATCCAGAGTGCGTCCTGCGTCGGGTCCAGCGTCGCCTTGTCGCGCCAGACTGTGCCGTTCCACTGCGGTTCGCAGTCCTCCGGGATCGGCCCGTACACGGTGACCTCGTGGCCGCGTTCCGCGAGACCCCGCGCCAGCTCGCAGACGGCTGTTTCGGAACCGCCGATGCCCTGGGTGTCGTAGTTGCGGTAGTCCCAGAGTTCGAACGTGTCCGGGTTGACGAAATTGACCCTCACTGCGCCGCCTCCTGGCGCGCCCGGTAGTTCGCACGGGCATTTTCAATCTCGGGTATGTAGGGCACCGCCGCGTGACTGCAGTTCGGATGAAACAGCCCCGCGTCCAGCGCGTCATTCAACGTCTGGTAACCCTCGGTAGACCCGGTCAGGCTTAGAACCTTCCCCTCCCAGGGCTTGCACAGGTCGCACTCTTCCGCGTGGTCGGTGATCTTCACGAACTCATCCCCGCGCTCCATGAGCCGGTTCGTAAGTGCCGCCCGCTCGCACTCCTGGCAGACCGTGTTCGTCACCATCTCCGTGTAGCGCTTCATGTTCCAGGGCCGCCCGGCCTTGTCCACGAAGCTGGTGATGCCTCGGTCTGCGAGTTCCTTGCGGAACAGTTTGGCCGCCTGCTTCGGCGTCATCCCGTCCAGGTACGCCTGCTGCATCGCCTTCAAACTGGCCTCGCGGATGTTCGTCTGGCGGATCCATGCCGCCGGGTTATTGCCGAGCCGCTTCGCCCTTGCAACCATGTCCTCGATGCGTTGCGCCGCGTAGTTGCGCGCCTCCCCGAGCGGACGCACGAGGTTCTCCGCCAGTTGAGCGACCGCGTCGTCATGCAGGCGCGTGAACCGCAGGTCCATCGGCGTGACCTGTCCCGGGTGCGCCGCTACACTGCGCCCGCCTGGAGCCACGTCGCCACTGAGCTTGTTGATCTCACCAACCGCCTGCATGTGGCTCATGCCCTGCGCCCGCAGCGCCTTGTACGGCTCCACCCACTCCGGCTGCATCAGGTAGCCGTCCGCAATGCTCAGACCGTGATCGTAAAGCGTGGGCATCCAGTACCGCGCGAACGCCGTGGTGTTCTCACCAAGCGTCTGCATGATCGCGTTGACCTGCGAGAGTTGCTGCTCCGTGAACGCCCGGCGCCAACTCGTGATGTCGCCCTGCGACAGAAGCGCGACGAGTCTCTGTTCCGCCGTCGCGTAACTGCTGGTCAACTGCCCCGTCACAGCGTGCAACTGGTCCGGCGTGAGCGGTACAATCGCCTGCGGCACATAGGCCCTTCCGGGCATTACACTTCACCCGCTACCGGCTGCATTTCTGGAGGCTCCTGCATGGTTGGCGGCTCGGTGCCGATGCCATTGAGCCCGAGCAGACCGCCGAGACTGTGGCTTGCCGTACTGCGCTCCGCGTCGATCTCCGAGACCATCTGCTCCGCCGCGTCTCGCGTCAGCCCGTGCAGCGCCATGACCGCCTCAACGCGCGACTGGACGCCCGCTTCAAGCATCGCGATCTGTTCCTCGATCTCGCCAAGCGTGTCCTGCGGCAGGCCGTCACCGAAGCCTACTGCAATGTCTTCCGCCGGAACCTGCACGATCTGCCCATCCTCAGGCGCGCCTTTGACGCCGCTGACCACTGCAAGCTCCAGCGCAAGCGCCAGGAGCTCCTGTACCGCCATCTCATACTGCCTCTGCCGCGCGGCTACGGTGGCCTGGGTGCGCGTCTGCGACAGGCGAATTGCCCTGCCACTCTGCGGCCCGCCCCCTGCCTGCGGCACAAGCGCGGTCAGTTCGATGCCAGCAGTGACGGCGAACAGTTCACGCAGCTCAGTGAGCTCGTCTTTGACAGCGCTCAACTGCGCATCCCAAACGATCATGCCCACCGGCGCACCCTCGCCGCCCATCTCCGTAATCACGTACTTGTCCTCGGAGAGGGCAACCTTACCGCGTTCGTCGGAAATGTCCGGCCCGTACATGATCGGGTCAACGAACTTGTCCAGGACCTCCGCCCTCTGCGTCAGGCGATTGTTCACCTCGCCCTGGATGTACATGAGGCCCTTGTAATCGCTCGCACCGAGAGCGCCTGGCTTGTTCGTGCGATTGCCGACGTGGACCGTGAGCAAGCGGGTAATGCCCGTGTTTTGCTCTTCCGGCAGGTCCGCTGTCTGCGGGATGCTGTCCAGCGGGACAAGATCGTCTTCCGGGTCGTAGGTGTAGGCCGCAGTGTTGGAGGTCTTGTCCACTGTCAGCCGATAGAGGGTGTTGACGATCCACCCGTACCCGTCCTCGCGCATTTCATTGCGCTCAAGCCACAGGTACGCCTTGTTCTCGTCAACCGGGATGACGGTCCCGATTGTCGCCGCAATGCGCTGCGTCGTGTCAACGTCCGACTGCTCAGGGAAGTACGTGGCAGGGTCCACGGTACGGAGTTGGACGGTGCCGCTCTCCGCGTCAAAGCGGGCCGCGAACACCGCGTCCCCGGTCACGCTGCAGTCCACCGCGAACGCGATCAGCTGCGTCTCCAGCCTGCTCCTCGCGATGAGTTGCTTTAGCCACGCTTCCGAGCCGGCCGCGTCATCCGGCAGGTCAAGCGTGATGCCGCCACCGACACTGCGCGACACCAGCAGGTCAGTGAGCGACCCGCAGAGATTGGCCGCAACGTAGTCCCGCGAACTGTCGTAGCGGAACCGATACGGCGCCTTCGTGAACACCCGCTCGTGTTCGCCCTCGTAGACGTGCCGATACCGCTGATACAAGCGCAACCGTTCCGCGTGCGCCTCTGGCGGCCAGGCGTGCGATTTCGTGCCGGTGACTGTCGCCATTACTCGCCGCCCTCCGCGAGAGACCCAGCCGGTGAGCCGGTCCCAGATTTGCCCGACGGTTGGCATCTCCACACTACAGGCCCTCCGGCTTTTTCATTGTGCGCAACCCGAGCTTATTGCTCACGCCCATCGCGATATACCGCGCCGGGTCCATCGCGTGGTCAAACTCCTTCGCCGGGTCCTGGTCCTCAATCGGCTTGCCGTCGCTGTCCTCGCGCCAGTGGTACTGAGCGAACTCCGTCAGCAGGTTCGGGCAGGCGTTCTCGATGACCCGCCATTTGTCGCCGGCGATGAGCGCCTGCATCGCTCGCACACCCGGCAGGCGCTTGTTGTCTGCGTTCACCACCGGGAGCCCGGCCCGTTGGAATGTCAGGATCGCGTTCGCGTCCTCCGGGTCCGCGTAGAAGCGTTGGATCTGCCACTTCCGATGAAGCGCCTTCGCGATTGCGAGCCAGTTGTCCGTCTCGTTGGAGCCCGTGATCGTCAGGCCTCGTTCGTAGGCTTCGTCCACCGCGTAGTAACGGCCGTCCTCGCCCTCTGCGACCACCAGAATGCACCCGGGGCTTGTGACGCCCCAGTCGATGCCTGCGATGGTGCGGACGATCCGGCAGGGCACCTTTGAGACTACGTGCTTCGTCTCGTCAAACTGCTTGTAGACGAGCCCAGCGAGGGCCACGAAAAGCGCCAGCATTTCCTGCCGGTGGAAGTCGGTGCCCTGGCCGTAGGACTCTTCGAGCGCAACCAGGAAGTCCGGCTCGACGCTGTACAGCGGATTGTCGTGAGTGGTCCAGTGGTGGAACCCGTACCGCGCCTGCCTGTCGGCAGGCCAGTCTTCCCGGTTCTCCACAAAAGTCCGGTAGACCCAGTTCTGCCCTTTCGGGGTCCCGGTGATCCAGCCCCGGTGCGGGACGCCCGGCTGCCGAATGCGCCCCTGGCAGACCAGCCAGACATCCTCGCGGCAGAGGGGCGCTTCGTCAATCCAGAACCACCCGACCTCCACCGCCCGCAGGCTGTCGGCGTCCTGCGCGTGGCCGAAGAAGATCGTGCTCGGCTCGCCGTGGCGGTCACGCAGCTGGGGGAAGACCAGCTTGTTTTCGCTTTTGATGACCTCGACCTGCAGTTCAGACCACCAGGAGATGACCTTGCGCAGGACAAGCAGCGTTGACCGCGCCAGCATCCGATACGTCGGCGCGACCACCAGGCCCTTGATGCCGGGGAACCGAATGGAATGCCGTACCGCGTCGAACGCGCCGATCTCGGTTTTCCCGCCGCCAATGCCTGCAACCGCGGCCCGGAACCGGCTGTCGTCGATCAGGAAGCGCCTCTGCGCCGGGTGCTTCTCGTAGTGCCGCCGCATGAACTGGTCGAGGGTCTCGTCGGGTCCAGGGCGATCCGGCGGCAGGTCATGCGTCTCCGCCATCGGGTTCGCCCGCCTCCGCCGCGAAATGGTTCAGAGGATCCTCCTCCGCGAAAACCGGGAGCGGCACCGGCGTCACGTTGACGCTGCCTGTGAGGTCCACGCCCTTCCGCTCCGTGACCACGCCCTTCGCCGCTGCCAACTTCTCCCGGCAGGCCGTCGCGTGCTTCAGCGCCCCGACCTTCGCGTTCGGGTTTTCGGCGGTGCGATACGTGCGCAGGGCCTCGCGCATGTCATGTTCCAGGCCGTCGATATACTCTGCAGTTGCATCTACTGACTGCGTCTCGGCAGCCCGCGCAGCGCTGTACTTGATGAGGTTGGCCTTGACCGTTGCGGGGGCTTTGTTGAACTGCTTCCCGAGCGCTGCAAGATTGCGTTCCCCCGCGCACCATGCAGCCCAGGCCAGCCCAATCCATTCTCCCGATTCTGCAGCCTTTTCTATCGGTTTCCGTGGCATATCGTTCACGCGCCCTCCGGCGCTTGCGTTTCGTACTCTTGACGCACCCTTATTTGGCTGCGCGTCACCCACGACTTGTTGTACTCCCGATCCGCGAACAGCTTAGAGAACCCGGTGATATGCTTCAGCCGCAGGAGTTCTTCCGGCTCCATCCCGAGTTCGTTGCATACCTGTGCGTCGGTCATCCCGTCGTCAAGCATCTTGAAGACCATGCTCGACATACCCTGCACGCTGTGCTTGCCACGCGCCCGATTGTGCCGGACTGTTGAGGCCATGCGTTCGCTGATGGTTTTGTCTATGCCC